TATAGTATTTGATTTAGGTGGTGCAGAAAATCAATCTATAAGATTTAAAGCAGGTGGCTCTGTTGGAATTGGTACTTCATCCCCAGATAGGCAACTTTCAATAAATGACTTTTCAGGTAATGGTACATTAAGCATAAATGCTTCAACAAGTGGTGCTTCTACAGTGTACTTTGCAGATGGTTCTAGTGGTACAAGCATTTATGCAGGTTATATACAATATTCTCATGCTGATAATTCCATGCAATTTGCTACTAATGGCGGTTCAGAAAGAATGCGAATTACTTCTGCTGGTGGTGTTGGAATAAATACCACTAGCGTAACTGGTCCTTTAACTGTCCAAGAATTAAGCAATCAAGTTATACGAAGCGAATCTACAGGTTCAGGTACTGTTACACATCTACAATTTGTTAAAACTTCTGGTGGTGCTGCACAAATAGGTTCTATTACAGGAACTACCAGTTCAGTATCTTATAATACTACCTCTGATTACAGGTTAAAAGAAAATGTGATAACAGATTGGAACGCAACTACTTTACTCAAGCAATTAAAACCAAGTAAATTTAATTTTAAGGATAATCAAAGTGAAACTATAACAGGATTTATTGCACACGAAATCCAAGAAATTTTGCCATATTTAGTAAGCGGAGAAAAAGATGGTGAAGATATGCAAAGTATGGATTATGCAAAATTGACACCTTTACTAACCAAAGCAATCCAAGAACAACAAGCTATAATAGAAGATTTACAAACACAAATAAATAACTTACGAGGTAAATAAAATGGAATGGGATGTAAAAACAGTAGATGTGTACCCTACTAAAGCAGATCACAGCGATGTGATTTACATGGTGCATTGGCGAGTAACAAAAACTGAAGGTGAAGATTATGCAGCTTCAAGTTATGGTACTCAAGACTTAAATACAGATGATTTGGAAGACTTTATTGACTTTGAATCAGTAACGACTGCTGACGTAGAAGCATGGGTAATTGCAGCTATGGGTGAAGAAGCGGTGACTGAATTGGAGGAAAATTTAGCTCAACAAATTGAGGAACAAAAAAATCCTACATCTGTACAAAAAACAATAGACTCTTAAAATAGGATATAATTTATTATGGCTGATACGTTTACCAGTAATTTAAATTTAACCAAACCAGAGGTAGGAGCTTCTACTAATACCTGGGGTGGTAAAATTAATACTAATTTAGATTCAGTTGATGGGATCTTTACGGCTGCTGGTAATGGAACTTCAGTCGGCCTTAATGTTGGCAGCGGCAAAACTCTTAACATTGGCGGTACTTTAAAAATTGGCTCAAACACTGATGCCAATATTTTAGTGGCTAATGGCACAAGTTTTAATTCAGTTGCTTTATCAGGCGATGCTACGATAGCTAATACTGGAGCAATAACTATTGCTAACGATGCAGTTGAACAAGCCATGATTGCAAATGATGCAGTGGGCGCAGATCAATTAGCAAGTGATGCTGTAGTCAACGCAAGTGTTTCTGCTAGTGCTGCAATTGCTTTTAGCAAAATGGAAAATTTAACTGCTTCAAAAGCATTGGTATCAGATGCTAACGGAGATGTGTCTGTAGTAAGTGCAGTAACTTCAACAGAGGTAGGTTTTCTTGCTGGAGTTTCTTCTGCTATACAAACACAATTAAATAATGCTTATTCTTCTACAGATTCTAATTTAACCTTACAAAATGTTAATGAAGTGAGAAGAGGAGCTAGTGCTACTGGCATAAAAAACGAAACAGATCATATAGAGTTTTATGTAGGTTCAACAGAAAGAGCTTCTTTGAACGATCAGGGTAATTTTGTTGCAACTGGCAACGTAGGAGCATTTTCTGATGTAGCTTTAAAACAAGACATTTATCAAATACAAAATGCTTTAGAAAAAGTAAATAATTTAAGAGGGGTGCATTTTACAAGAAAGGCAAATAACTCTAAAGAAATAGGAGTGGTAGCTAACGAAGTTGAAAAAATAGTTCCTGAATTAGTAGCCAATCATCAAGACAAAGAGTTAGGTTCAATAAAAATTATGAAATATGCCAACACAGTTGGGTTACTTATAGAAGCTGTTAAAGAGTTAAGCAAACAAGTAGAGGACTTAAAAAATGAGTCAAATACCTGCTAGTGGTTTAATTACACTAAATGAAATTCATCTAGAAGCTGGGGGTACTAATGAAACGGCTTGTACGATAAATGACTCAGACATCAGAGGACTTATTGGCAAAGATGCTGGGGTTGCTATGTTTTTTAACGAATGGTACGGAGCATCAAATCAATTTGTAGTTAGTTTTACACAAGACGCTAGATCAACAAATTTACCTGGATCTGCTAGAACTCAGTTTTATGAATGGCAAACTTATAATAGTAGAGGAACTCCAACAAGCGGAGTTTCTAAAACAAGTTTTTTTGGCGGTAATGCTGTAGTTGGCTTTTCATTTCAACAAGTGCAACCAAACGACAGTTCAGCAACTTTAACTTTAGATGCTAATGGCACTGTAACAAATGATAATAATGCGTTTGCAAACGTAAGCGTTAATGGCACTAGCTTTGCTAGATCCGCAGCAAGTTACAGTCAAGCCAGTGGCAGAACTACTTGGGTATGGACTTATACTGCTGCTGTTGGTTTTGGTATAAAATCACCGATAGTATCAGGCACTAACACATTGACTTTTACAAAATAGGATAAATCATGGCGTTAGTAGAAATAACACCCCCAGCAGGAATAGTAAAAAATGGTACAGACTATGCCAACAAAGGCCGTTTTGTTGATGGCGATTTAGTTCGTTTTGAAAATGGTTATTTAAAACCATTAGGTGGTTGGACTTATTTTAGAAACAATCCTGTTGGCACTTTTTTTAGTGGCACGGTTACTACTGCTTCAAGCAGTGCAAATATAACTGTTACAACTACAGTGGCGCACGGGTTAAGTGTTGGTGCTACCGTTATATTAGAAGATTTTGCAGCGACAGGTGGCTTAACAATTAATCAAATAAATACTACTTTTACTATTGCTTCAGTGCCTTCAACTACAACTTTTACTGTAGCGACCACAGGCACAGGCAGTTCTGCCGCTACTTCCGCAGCAGCTAGAGTTATAGATCCAGCCGTACCAATTGGTATGTATTCTTATAAAACTAATAATGGTGAAGAGGTATTAGCTATTGGTACTAGAAGTGGCGTTAATGTTTTATATGATGATGTTTGGTATGACATTACTCCCGTTGGTTTTACAGGAGATGATATTATTACTTCCAACGGTTATGGTGCTTATCATTATGGTGTAGAGGATTGGGGAGATGCTAGAAGTCAATCACAAATACAGTTTGATACGAAAAGTTTTTCTTTTGACAACTGGGGTGAACATTTAATTTTTTGCTTTCCAAGTGACGGTAAAATATATCAATGGCGACCTGATGCTGGTAGTGGTAGTCCTGATACTATTGCAACAGTAATTACTAATGCACCTACGGGTTGTCAAGCAGTTATTGTTAGCAATGAAAGACATTTAATAGCAATAGGTTCTGGTGGCGACCCTCGTAAAATAGCGTGGTCGGATCGAGAAGACAATACAACTTGGACATCTACAGCAAGAAATACTGCTGGAGATTTAATTATACCCACAGGAGGTCAAGCGAATTATGCAATTAAATTTGGGAATGATATTATTATTTTTACTGACGTTGGTATTAATAAATTATATTACACGGGCAGCCCATTTATTTATGGGATTCAAGATGCTGGGGTAAATTGTAAAGCAATTAGTCCTAGATCAATTGTTTCATCTGGTGGGTTTTTGTCTTGGATTAGTGAAAATTCTTTTTTTACTTACAATGGTACGGTTAGAGAACTTAAATCAGACGTACATGATTTTATTTTTGACAACATTCAACAAAACACTCAACAAGCTACTTTTGGCGCACACAATATTGATTACAATGAAATCTGGTGGTTTTTTCCAGTTGGCGGAACGGATCAATTAACACCGAATAAATATATTATTTGGAATTACCTAGACAATGTTTGGAGTATTGGTGAGTTGGATCGTGGCTGTTGGATAGATCAAGGGGTATTTCAAAACCCAATTGCTTGTGACAAAGATGGTTTTGTTTATGAACACGACAAAAGAGCTTTGTTTAATTCGCCAGGTTTGGGTACTAGAAAACCTTTTTGCACAACAGGCCCATTAGAAATAGGTAGTGGTGATCGTGTTGCGCAAGTCAATCAAATTTTACCAGACGAAGAAACAACTTCATTACCTGCAATTACTTTAAGTTTTACAGGTCGTTTTACCCCGCTAGGAACAGAAACAGATTTTGGCAGTTTTACTTTTGACACCGATGGTTATACCGATGCTAGATTTTCAGCTAGACAGGTACAAATGAAAATAGAAGGCGATGTTACAC